CCATTACATATAAAATAGACAAAAATTCCAAATAAACCTTGCTCACTAGGCATTTCTTTTCTGAATATAAATGTCCGGCGCACTTTTGCAACGTAGCCAACTCATCCAGACAATCATTCAACGCCATCTCAGCCAGTAGTTTGAACAAGGCATCACTATCATCTGAATGTGCATCTCCCTGGAATCTAACTACAACCCCGGTGATGGCTGATCTCCGGTCAAAATATAAAGTTGCAAATTGAAGTGCAAGTGCGTGGCAGAGAGAAGATAGCATGTTGAATATGCCCATTACGAAGCTATAAGGCATCTCAAAGTAATAAGAATCACGGACAGTGTCTTGCCTGAAATACTTCAACTTGTTTTGATTTTGAGGGTTGTCTTTGTAATGATTGTACAACTCAGGCCTGATATGTATCTGCTTTCTGTGGTACTTATGGAAAAAGAAAAACGAATACCTCATAAGTTCATCAGGTAGAACCTTTCTTGCGCCCAACAACATGTGTAAGTACTTATTAGTGTTTGCCTTAGGGCCCCATCTCCTGCAATCCATAGTTAGATAATAGACGACATAGCCAGACGGTCTCTCAAAGAACTTGCTATGTATTAGCCCAGCCCTCCTGGCTGAAGGTATGCTTATGAATTCATTTTCTAATAAGCTGCAGATAAATTTGAAAAATTTCTCAAGAGGGTTTTGCCACAGCTTAGTAACATAATCCATCACATAAATTTCTCTGCTGCCACCTTTCTGCCTTTTATCTACCACATGGAAGCAGACTGTCTCCAGTTTGTTGGATTCCTGCCCTTTTCTAAAATCTTCATTGAGTTTTCTTATTTTGCCATATGTTTCCACATAATTCAAATCTTGATTCAGGATTTCTGTAACTTTCTTAAAATCCTCCTTCTCCATTAAATCCTTGTACACGATGTAATAACCTTTTTTCCCAAAAAAGTCATCCTTGGTTTTGCCTCTTAATCCTTTATTATTTGCCATGCTATCAATACTTTCGGACATATAATTTGACCATTGCTGTGACAGTTTTGAAGCACCTCCTTTCTGTCTGACTGTGCCTTCGAGGAGTTTCCCCAACATATAACAAAACTTAGGATCATAGCTTGTGTCGTCCTCTACCATGGTTTTGTTGTAACCTTCAGATGTTATAAAGTCATATTCATGTGGGGTATCAGGGAAACTACCCTCTGTGCCGTACTCATGGTGAGTTGTCATGATAGAAGTCAAATTCTTCATCTGTTCATTCATTTGGTCCACAGGGGCTT